GATCCAGCCAGACGACTTCAGCCAGCGGGTCTTCCTTGGCCTTGGCCATCATCCCATCCATGAACCGCGGCTCGGGGCGTGTCGGCGCTCGGGCGGCTTCTTCGGTGTCTCGTCTCGGTCTTTCGGCTTGCCCATCGCGAATGTGCGGAAGGCGTCGGCCGGGTGCGATGCCCAGTCATGCAGCGGGCGATCTCGATAGGCCTTCAGAGCCTCATCCCAGACCCGGCGATAGGACCGCAGCGCGTCGATCCCGTGGGCGCATTTCTCTTGATCGAAGACGCAGGTCGGAAGAACCTTCCTGACCTCGTTGATGTCGTTCGCGACACTCGACGTCCTCGGAACCACACGAACGCGCCTGAGACCGAGCGTGCGCGCCGTGGCGGCAATCGAAGTCGCATCCGGCAGGGCCAGGTTCTGATTGTCGGCGTCGTGGGGAAGAAGATGCTCGCCGTAGGTGTAAGGCTTGGACTGGATCTCACGGACGTACCAATCAATCCCAGTGGAGCTGTTGGCTATGTAGTCAATGACCGCCCAGCCCGTGGCCGTTTCCTGAATGAACCAGATGACGCAGGTATCAGCCGCGCCCAAATCCCAGGCCGTATGAACCTGCTTGGCTGGATTGTACGGAACCCTCGTGATCCCGCCGTCTCGCTCCAGTTGGTCGATGATGCGGCCGTAATAGGCGCCGGGAAGGCTGGCCGACCAGGAACACATGTACTCCTGCTCAAAGACCGCCTCGCCGTCCTCCTCGCCGCGCTCTGAGACAATTTCGGCCTTCTCATTCGCCAGGGCTTCAGGCGTGAACACTCCGGTTGTCTCTGACGTCAGCAGCTCGGCGAACCACTCCTCGGAACCTTCCGCCATGTCGAACATGCGCTTGGCGTGGTTCCGGCCGCGAGGCGTCGTGATGAACATCGCCCAGCCGCCGTTCTCCAGCAGGATCGGGCGCGTCAGGGACCAGGCTTGCGGGTTGCTTAGAGCCCACTCTGAATAGACAACGCCGATCGGCGGCGTGCCGACCAGGGCGTCATAGTTATCCGAACCGATGACCTGCCAAGTTGAGCCATTCTTGAAGCGAATGAACATCTCATCTTCGCGGGTCGTCTCGCGAAGGGCCTTCGGAAATGCGTCATCGATCCTGCGCCGCCCGGTGTGCGGGTTGACCGCGTTCCAGATGGCTTTGCGGGCTTGGTTCTGCTGGGGTAGCAGATGCCAGTAGACCCCGACCCGCTCCATCGCAGCGCAGGCCGTGTAGTGAAGCGCTACGTCGTCCTTGCCATGTCGGCGAGGCCAGATCGCAATGGCCCGCTTGCCGCGCCGGTCGCTGTGCATGTAGCGCCAGAGCGCCTGCTGATAGCTCCTCGGCTCCCACTCATGCGGGAGGGTGATCTCACTCACTCAGGCTTCCGAATAACAACGGTCAGGGGCTTGTCGCCATCATCGCCGCCGGTGAGCGCCACCTTGTCGCCGTAGCGTTTCGGGTCCCACTTCGCGAGGAGCTTCAGGCGGGTTTCGACGCGGAGCTTTGAGCGGCTAATCCACTCGCTGTTGGCCGTGCGGACGTCACCAGATTCGCCGCCCCATTTGTCGTCGCTAGACGTGTCGTCTGCGATGGTCAGGCACTCAATCGCGATGGCGTCAAAGCCGGCCTCGCGCGCGCACGCGATGTTGGCGGAAAACGTCTCGTTCGCCTTCTGCCAATCATAGACGGTTCGATACGCCGGCATGTGCTCATCGCGGCAGATCGCAGCCAATGGTTCGCCCTTGGTTAGACGCTCACAGATTTCGGCGGCGATCTCATCGGTGTATGTGGACGGGCGACCTGGCGCCTTAGCCTTTCCGGCCATGTCGCTACCTCCTTAGCCAGATCCTTTCGGATGTCCTGGCGGTGGGTGGTTGATTGGGGTTAGGGCTTGACCGTGATCGGCACGTCGAGGCGCAGGACAGTGATCGTCCCACCCGTGTCGCTGTCGAGGACTGAGGCGATCTCAACCGCGCGATCGGGACTTGCGCCGGCCATCATCGCGGCGCGGGCGCATCGCTCACCAGAGCCCCAGGCGTAGCTATCGGCGCGGGCCTCAATCCAGCCTTTTCCCCACCATTGCCTGACGACTCCGGCGGGCGTGACGTGGACCAGAACGCCATCCTCGATCTCAGGCGGCGAAGGATCGCGCGGGCCATGGGTCCAGTGTGCCAGGCGCTCAGCGTCTTGAGCCGAGCCAGAGTGAGCCCAAAGCGAGCCGTCTTCGGTCTTCCAGGCCTTTGCGACCTCTCCGGCCGGAGCGTTGTTGCAGCTCGTTAGTTGGCTATCGGCCGCAAGCTCGCCGTCGCAATAAGCGATGGTGGTCATGGCTAGGCGGCGATGGCGTGCGTCGGGCGGCCAGCCTTCGCCTCAAACGTCGAGACGGTCCGTCCCTGCTCGTTCAGCACGTAGGCGGTGGAGGGCACATCCACCACCTTCTCAACGTCGTGGAAGCCGGGAACCAGAGCGGTCTTGACAGGCTCTCGGCAGTAGAGGCGCGCCTGGGCGCCGCCGGGGGTGCGTATGAAGCTGACGGAGGTCACGTCGCCATAGACGCTGAACTGATCGTCCGCGGCCATCACTTTCACGAAGATGGTCATATCTGGTGGTCCTTGTGGTGGTGGGTCGAGAAGTCTCGCGCCGCAGCCCCAACGCGCATGGATAGGGCTGAGATGGTCTCGCCTCTGGGATGTTGAGGCGTTGGGCTGGGCGCGAAGGGGGATGCGCTTAGTCGCGCGTGTCGATGTCGGTTTCGATGCTGGCGAGGCCCGCGGCGTGCATCACGAGGACGGCGGGCCAGCCGAAGGACTCCAGGGCCGCATAGCCATGGTGGCCGCTTGCGAAGAGGGAGATGGCCTCGGGAACCTTCGCGACGATGCCGCCGACGTAGATCGCAGCCAGGATGGTCAGCATGTCGGGCCTCGTTTTGATGATGCAGGCCGACGCCCAAGGATGTATTACAATCCCATGGCCCAACCGAAGACGCCCCCGATATCATTCAGGCCTCCGTCCGATCTTCTGGAGGCCGCCGAGGCTTGGGGCGCGGCCAGGGGGCTAACGCGCCACGCGGCCTTCATCGAGTTGATGCGACGCGGCCTGGACACGCCGGAGCGTGTGAAGGTTGATCTGCCGGTGGGGCTTGAGCGGCCGGCTTATGGGGCGAGGCTGAAGAGGCGGTGATCGGCCACGGCTTTGACTTGGCTTCGCGGGCCTTGACCCCTAAGCCTGCCGCGGGCCGCGCTCTATCGCGCATGACGCCTCTTCGTTGGTTCGGCTTATATGGCTTTTCTGGGTCGACCGCAAGGGGTCAAGCCGCCTCCATCTCGACAACCTGGGAAGCCGGGACCGTGACAGGCTTCGCCCCTCCCCGACCGAAGCTGATCAGCACCTGGAGCCGGTCGCCCTTCGGGGCCTTCATGATCTGGCCGGCCGCGCCCTTGAGGTGGCCCTCGATGATCTGGACTTGGTCGCCCTTGGCGTATTTCTTCCGGCGCCGGCGACGCTGTTCGAGGGTGTGGTCGAAGTGGCCGAAATGCTCGAGCGCGATCAGGTAGCCAAGGGCCTGGCGGCGAACCGTGGCGACACGTCCGTTGACCATCAGCAGGCCATAGATCGCCATGGCGCCGGGGCCGGTGATCTGCGACAGGGCCAGGCCCTCGGGCAGGTCGGCGAAGACGTAGCCCGCGATCAGCGCGCGGTCCTTGGTCCGGGTGTAGGGCTCACGGCTGGGCGCCCAAAGACGCTCCATCGGGCAATAGGCCGACACGCCGTGATCCCGCAGGCACTCAACCGCCTTGGCCTCCGCGCCGCCGCGGGCCTGAATGATCGTCCAGTGGTCGGGAACGTAGGTCATCGGCTCACCTCTGCCTGGATTGTCTGGTGTTTCGGTTCTGTGGTCACGCCGGGCCACATGATCAGCTCGCGCTCTGTAGCGAGGTCGTATTCGCAGCGGCTCATGCGGCGACCTCCGCGTCGACGGGCTGGTGGGCCTGGCAGACGGCGCAATCGCGGTCGTACTCAACGGCGCCGCCCCACGCCCTGGCCAGTCCAGGCGGGGCGTTCTCCGGCGGTCGCCATCCGCAAAGCGGGATGCAAGTCGGGCGCTCCAATCCTCCCGCACCAACCATCCAGGCCGGGGTAAGCGAACCGAACCGGCAGGTTTCGTGGCGGCGCTCACCAAGCTGGGCGGGGGTCATCGGGCGTACTCCCCGCCGGAGTAGCGCGGCCAATCGACCGCGTGACCACGGCGGACCATCTCAGCGGCGATGTCCCGGCCGTCTGACGTGCGCCGGCAGCGGGCCACAACGCGGTCGTAGGACTTGCCCTTGCGCTCGCATCGCAGGTCGGTTCGGCGGATGATCTCGCCCATCGCACGGGTCGCGGCGGGGCCTTCGGCGTGGTGGCGTTCCGGGGCCTGAATGCCCCAAATCCTGACGCGCGTTCCGT